GATTTTGGCATCGGGTAGACCTTGGGTTGATCTGGAAGGCTTGGTGGATTATTGCTGGCAGGTTGGTGTGCCCGTTATCCATTTATCTTCTTCGCTAATGAAGAAAAAAATGGATGGCATCGCGATGGCGACCAAGGGTAGGCCGACGATCGTTTTGTCATCTCGTAAGGCGTGTGGATTCTTGCTATTCCACTTAGCTCATGAGCTGGGACACATCGCTCTGGGTCATCTCGATCCTAACGGTGCGATCGTTGACACGGATATGCAGGAAGATCCGGCCGGGAAAGACGATGCTGAACGTGCGGCAGACGCGTACGCGATTAGCCTCCTCGCGGGTCAGCAACACCGACTTTCCCTAACTCGTTTCTTGCCAGCGCCTACGCTTGCTAGGTTGGCCGAAGATTTTGGAAGGCAGCACGCTATTGATCCTACTCACGTACTACTGAATAGCGCGCACAATGGGAATTTCTGGCCTCTATGCATGAAAACGCTGGGCATTCTTTCTGAAGGCAAAAAAGATAGCGAAGTTATATCTCACAAATTATTCGCTAACATTCAAGATGACCTCAAGGAAGACAGCCGTACATTGTTGGGAAATCTAGTTGGTCACTAATGATTCTACTGTCTGACAATGATTTGGTTATCAAATTGGCTCAGTGCGATCTTATTGACGAGGCTTTAGGCACCCTCGACTCGGTGAGACAGGATTGCTTCGTTCTAAACACCATCCGGTACAGCCTGCGACTCAATGAGCCCGACAAGGCTATTCAGAAGTATGTGGGCAGCGCGCTGGCATATGACCGCATTAACGAATTACTCGAAAGCTGCCAAGTGCTTACTGAAGCGCCTATGGAATTCGATCTTCTCGAACATCTAAACGAGATTGCCGAAATTGACGCAGGTGAGCAGGCACTCTTTCTGCATGCCATAGACAATCATTCCAAGGCGATTGACTACCGTATTCTCACGGGCGACAAAAGGGCGTTAAGAGCGATCTGTAACTACGATCAGCTTGATGCTTTTGCGTTTCTTCGTACGAAAATCGTGTGCCTAGAATCGTGCATGATGGACTTGATTGATTTCGTTGGATTCGATCATGTAAACCATAAAGTCAGCGCTGCTAGGCAGCAAGTTGTTGAAGCCAAATACGATCAGGTTTTACGCGCTGCTTTTGGCGAAGCGCGCAGTCAGGAGCATTGCTTAGAATGTCTGCGCAACTATTCAAGTGATATCCGATGGCTTCTCTCCTATTAGTATTAGGCTCTACATAGAACCTAAGTCCTCTTCCTTCCTGAATCGAACCACCTCCTCTCCCAGCCACTCATTGACCTGCTGCAGACGTGCCTGGATGGGTTCTAGCTCGTTCATGGCCCAGATCTGTGCGGCCTCTTTGATCGAGCCGAAACCGCCGGCGTTTTGCGGCACGATTCCCATCAGTTGAGGGGGAATGCGCAACGCCGCGAGCATGTCGTCGCGGCTGATGTTTTTGATCGAGCCGAATTCATCCTTCGCCGCCACCTCGCTGACCGGGATCAGCTGAATGCCGTCCTTCTTGCCGCCTGGGGCGTACATGAACAGGTTTCGGAAATTCCCCGGCCCTTTGGCGGATTTGAGTGCGGCGCGCAATGCACCCACGTCCGTCTCGTTCTGCGCGGTGTCGGTCATGTACATGATGAAACCGGCATGACTGCCGTTGTTGTAGTACTTGCGGCGGAACAAGGTGGCAGACTCATTAAGCAGCGCGCTTTGCAGGGCCGGCAACCACTCCGGAAGTCCGTAGATCTCCTGGTTAATGTCCGCCTCACGCTGGTGGTAAACCGTACCGCGCTTGAATTCATGCTCATCGCGCCACCCGCGTACCTGGTAGTACGTTTCGAGATCCTCGCCGCGGCGCATGTATTTGCCCAAAGCGGGCTGCAGGCCGAGCGTACCGCGCAGCATGTTCTCGCGCTTTTCGAGATAGCCATTGCCACACCAGAGGAAGTCTAGGGCGAACTGTTCGAAAGTCTGCCGCGACAGCAATTTATGGGGGATGAAGGTGCGGGCGAGCATGTTGCGCTTGAAATTCAAACCCGACTGCAGGAACACGCTGGCCCTGGAGGACTTGGCCAGCCCGTCGAGGGACATTGGCGGCTCATACCAGCGACCGTTCAGCCAGCATTCCAAGTAGTCCAGAATCCCCCGCTCATCGAGCACCGGCGTAGGGTCACCGAAGGTGAAGGCCTCCATCTTGCCGCCCGTTGCCGGCAGCAGCTGTCCCTCGGCCGCAGCCGGGGCTGAAGTGGACGATTGCGTGGTTTCGCTGCCGCTGTTGCTCATCAGTAAATCTCCATGAAGCCGGTATTCGTTGAGGTTTGGCCCTCAAGCGGTTCGTTCTGCAATGCGTGGAAAAGAGCCCATGCGAGATCCGCGTGCCCGGTCTCGTCGGTTCGGCCTGCCGTGTAGGTGAATTGCCGGCCGCTGGCCGTGATGGTCTTGCGGATCGCCATCAGCGACTGGGCCATGTCGATCCAGCCGGCGTCGAACTCCAAGCGCCCTTTGTGAATCACGTCGTAGGCCTTGAGCACCAAGCGCGTCTTGACCTCGGGGGAATAGCTGAACGTCGTCACGTTGGGGAAGAATTGGCGCACCAGCTGGGCCACGCCAGAGCCCATGCCCGTGATGTCGATGCCGATGTATGTCACCCAGTAGCGCATCGTGACGAGGCGGATCGCTTCGGCCTGGGCGGCGAAGTCCATCCCTCGGAACTGGTGGCGCTCGAGCACGCGAAACTTCCCACCGGGCACAGTTGGCGGGGCCACGACCACCAAGCCGGAGCTATCACCGGTTTCCGCCGGATCGTAACCAATCCAAACCTGCCGATCAGCGAACGGCCGCGCGGCGAAGGGCTTGTAGTCTTCGGACCATTCGACCCAGCTGTCGACCATGCAAGGCTGCAGAACGTTGAGCGGGAAGATGCTCGCCCCGTCGTCGACGAACTGGCACATCAACAGGTTGGCAAAGGCGTCCGCGTTGTACTCGAGGCGAAGCTCTTCAAGGTCAAACAGGTCGCAGCCGCGCTGCTCGGCATCCAGAATGGTGACGATCTGGCGCCAGATCCTGTCCTCGCAAAGTCGGCCCTGCTGCAGTGCGTCGTGCGACACGTCGAGTTTCAGCCGCTGGGCGACCGGCTTGCCCTTGTTAAAGCGTTCGCCGGTCCAGAATGTGTAGGCCTCATGCGCCATGCTCGATGGCGTGGAAAAGTAGGTGCGCCGGTATTGCTTCTGCATCGCCATGCCGCTGGCGACTTTGTTCAGCTCGTTGAACTTGAACGTCCAGAAGAATTCGTCGAAGTAGAAATTACCGTGGTAACCCTGAGCGGTTCGGGCGTTGGTACCGAGGAAATGCAGCTCGGCGCCGTTCGCCAGAATGATCGGATCGCCGGTGAGCTCGACACCGCAAACCTCGCGGGCGAACCCTTGGATGTAGGCCTTGAAGATGTGCGCCTGGTTCTTCGACGCTGACAGGAAAATCTGGTTTCGCCCGGTGACCAGGGCGTCAATGAACGCCTCGCGAGCAAAGTAGTAGGTGGCACCGATCTGCCGGCTTTTGAGGATCGCCCTGGTGCGCTGATTACTCGCCCGGTACCAGTCCAGTTGATAGCCAAAGCAACCGTCTTTAAACGCCTCAGTGAGCAGCTCGATCTGGTCTTCGCTGAACTCGTTGCGGGCTGCTTTCTTCTTCGGGCCTTCGTTACGTTTGGCCAGATTGGGGTTGAGGTCGGTGTCGGTGCCACCGGACTTGTAACGCTCGATCCGCGCCTGCCGCTCCAGTTGACGATGCAGCAGGTCGATTTCCTTGAAGTCGCCACCTGTCTTGCCGTCCTTGAGGATCAGCTGCACCAGTCGCGCTTCCAGCGCACCGCCGATGCGCTCCACGTTATCGGCCCGATCCCACTCGTCCCGCGTTTTCCACGCATGAACGGTCTTTTCCTTTTCATCCAGCATTTCTGCGATCGCGCAGATCCGCAGGCCGGTCCAGTAGAGGAACTTGGCCTGACGGCGGTTATCGCGGATGGGAGTGGCTGCGGCTGTAGTCATGGCGGCGATGCTGACGCCTCGCGCGCGTGAAGGCGTAGCGATGTGCCATGTAGCGCATGGGCCTACAACTGCCGTTGATTGCCCGAGATCGCGCGACTGCCGAGGATGTACCTCAACGTAACTGCACCCAGCAGCACAGCTTTGAGGGATTCCCGACATGAAGAAATTTCGCAGCAACTGGTTCCGTGTCGCCGTTGAGGGCGCTACCTCGGACAAGCGCACCATCAAACGCAGCTGGCTGGAACAGGCTGCCAAAAACTTCAACCCGACTACCTACGGCGCTCGGATCTGGCTGGAGCATTTCCGCAGCCTGCTGCCAGACGGCCCGTTCAAAGCCTACGGTGACGTTACGGCGGTGAAGGCTGAAGAGGTCGAAATCAATGGCCAGACCAAACTCGCCCTTTTCGCCCAAATCGAACCGACCGCGGATCTGATCGCCCTGAACAAAGCGAAACAGAAGATTTACACGTCCATCGAAATCGACGACAGCTTCTCCGACACCGGCGAAGCCTACATCGTAGGTCTCGCTGTAACGGACTCCCCGGCCAGTCTCGGCACCGACGTGCTCGCGTTCTCAGCTCAAAAACCTGAATCCAGCCCATTCAAAGATCGCCACTACTCCGCGACCTCGATGTTCACCGAGGCGGTGGAGACCGAACTCACCTTCGAAGAAATCGAAGACAAGCCCGGCTTAGGCGCTCAACTCTTCAGCAAGGTGCAAGCGTTGCTCTCCGGCAAACAGGCCAAGGACGACGGCGAGTTCGCCCAAATCAGCCAGGCCGTCGAAGCCGTCGCTGAGCACGTCAAAGACCTGCCAGACCAACTGGCGGCCGAGAAAAAATTCTCCGCAGATCTGAAGACC